TCAATCCCGAATCGTGATGCTGGGGCGATAGAGTTTGGTGCCGAAGGCTTTGTGGAACTCCGTCCAGGTTTCATCTTCGGAGGGTGCCGCGACGGCGTCGACGGCCATTTGGGTCTTGGCGTCCAAATTGTCAATGAGATTCACGAGGATCGCTTCGGGCGTCTTGGGAAGGGTCGCCGCACCGAATTCCGGCACGCCGTGATGGGACAAGACGATGTGAATCAGCCCCAGGACGAGATCGCGGCGCATGGTATCGCCGAGTTTAGCGCCCGCTGCCGCGGCCTTTTGGTCGATCCAAATGGCGGCGCGGTTGACGTGGCCGACGAGTCTTCCCTCATCGGTGTAATCGAAGCCGGCACCGTAGGAGAGCTCGACCGTTTTGCCGATGTCGTGCAGGAAAAGCCCGGCCAGGACGAGATCCTGGTCGATATCGGGGTAACGGGGGCAGATGAGCAGAGCCAGTTCCAGGACGGAGAGGGTATGTTCCAGCAGGCCTCCGATCCAGGCGTGATGCAGGCCCATGGCTGCCGGGGCGACGATGAATTTCTTCATGATCTCGGCATCGTTGAGGAATTCCTCGACGATGGCCTTGAGCTGCTTGTCCTTGATCTGCCCGAGGATCTCCCGTACCCGCGTGTGCATTTCGGGGATGTTCTTTTTGGTGTGCTTGATCAGGTCCGAGAGGTCGAGCTTGGAGCGGTCTTCGACGGGTAGAATCGTGTCGGCGACCATCTGTAAATGGCCCTGGTAGGTTTCCACGCGTCCGCGCACCGTGATAAAACCTGCCGCGGGAAGCCGTTCGTAGATTTCGCGTGTGGCATTCCAGACGCGGCAATGAATCTGGCCGGTGGCGTCGGCACATTCGGCCTTGATATACAATTTATTGGTCGAGGTCTGGCCCAATTGCTTGGAAGCCAGCACAAAGGCCTGATCGACGGTGTCCCCGTCCCGTAACTGGGCAATCGCAATGCGCACCATGAAAAACTCCTGAATCGGAAACCCGCGCAGACTACTTTATTCCCCGCTTGGCCGCAACGCGCTTGATCTGCAGGTTGCCGATTTACATCCCTGCCCGATCCTGCTATATTCATCTGGACCACGCGGGCGTGGCGAAATTGGCAGACGCGCTAGATTCAGGTTCTAGTGGGTAACTCCGTGGAGGTTCGACTCCTCTCGCCCGCAAGTAACGAAAAAGGCCGCAAACCTAATTGAAATAAGGGTTTGCGGCCTTTTTGATTTTTGCGTAGTTGCTACCGAGGGACTGGCAGGAACAGGGAACGGTTTGTTACGACTAGCATTAGACTAGCAAGGCTAGCAAGATAGTTGAGCGGCCCATTCTTCCAAGTCGGCGCGGCGCCATCGTGCTACGCGGTCAAGCTTAACAGGCGATGGCATACGGCCCATAGAAACCAATTCCCGCACTTTCGCCTCAGATATTCCCCCCAAGTACCGGCACACCTGGGCAATGCTCAGTAAGATAGAATCGGAGGGTGGTATAACTGTTTCGGGTGATGTTTCGCTCAAGGGCGGTACTCCTTAAACTCGGTGGGGAATAGCCATTTGCCGTAAATCTCTTGGGCCTGAAATACGCGGTGGGCACCGTTGCGGGCCAAAAAGCCGTACGCGAAACCGTGGCTCTGGCGCAGGGTATTAAGTTGCCCGCGGTTGTAGGCCATATCCAGCCGGCAAAGGCACCCGGCGTTGCGTCCCACCCTTTCCTGTATGCCGGGTATTGAAAATGCGTCTATGGCGTGGGTGTGGCCAAAAACGACGTTGCCGTAGATCCTGGCGTGTGCGGCAGCGGCATAGATACCGGCAGAAAACCCATGGCAAAAGGCAATCGTCTTGTACTGCAAGACTCCGTGCCGTTTGCCGTATGGGAGGATCTTGCGACACCCTACGGCCTTGAGGTGGTCAACGATGGATTGCCATTCTGTACACGCGAATCGGCGAAGTACCGGGTTATGGCTCTCCATCGCGTCTACTAGGCGTTCATCGTGGTTGCCCCTCAAAAAGTGGGTGGGTTTAAACCATTCGATGAAGTCGCGGCCGGCGTCCAGGTCGGCTCGTAAGTCTTCTAGCGTTTCCTCTCCGCTGGCGCCGCGGCGTAGGCAACGGAGGTCCCACAGGTCGCCACCGTGGATCCGAATGGTTGGCTTGAAGTCAGAGACAAGCTCTTTTAGGGCTTTCTCCGCTTTCGGGTCGATCATGTCGCCGTGGGTGTCGCTGACAAATAACCAACGTTCCATCTTCATGCGCACCCCCTTACGTAGTGTTTTGGGTTCCGGCCGGCGTGTTTTTTACGCAACCGGGCCACATGGCGCGTAATGTCGGCCAGTTCCTCTATGGCGCCTTCTCCGCGGTATGCGCGATCGTCGGTAAGCTTCCCAATGGCCTCGGCGTCGAGTGTGATGGCAATACAGGCGAGAGCATGGGCGCGGTGGTCTAGTCCGCTGTCCGGGTCCGCGTCCTGGCCTTCCCAGTATTTGACAAGGTGGCGGAATGCGGCGTCGATGTAGATGGAAGTTCGTACCCCAGCCTTTCGCCAATTGTGCCGTCCGTACTTTAGCATTCCATCCAGCAAGGCTAGGCAACCGTGGGCGCTGGCCACAACCGGCCATAGATGAAGCGGTAGCTTGTCGCTGCCGATTAGGTCTTTCGGGTTGGTTGGCTTCGTGTCTGGCGATGGCTGATCGTCGGGGAATCCTGCGTACGTTGATACGGTTTCAGTCGTCGATGTCGGTGGCGACACTGGGTAACGTGCGTCGAAAACTAAAAGCCCCAAGTCTGACACAAGCGGGGCCTCGCAATCCATCACTCCCCGCGATCTTCCCCAGCCCGGAAGCAGTGCGATAGCCTGGCATGTCTTAATGGCGGGAATGTCGCGTTCGTTTAATGCCTTTTCTGTGAATCCCTCAGGTAAATTTCCGTTGCCGTCAAAACCCGCTTCCCTATCGAGCTCGGCCGGGTTCACCACCTCCCACCCCGCCGCCCTCCAAGCTTTCGCGGCACCGTCGAATGCTGGGAAGTTGAATTGTGGGTAGCCACGCATGGGGCCAGCGATGTATACTCGCATGTAGTCTCCTTGTGAAAGGAAGGAAATGTTTCGTAGATTCTGTCGAATTGCGTTGCCAAGTCTGACAGGTCTTATTGTCGTTTTAATGGTGCAGGCTTATGGGTGGGTTGGGGTTTTTGTGCGTGTGTGGTATTTCGGCATTGCTTCAAACCCTACTAAGCTAACCTTATCAGTATGGGATCATTCCCGATTCGGCATTGTGGGCGAGGCATTCCGACCGAACCCGCCCGAATCCCTTTTCTGTTTCCCATCCATACAGAATGATGGGGATGTAACCTGGATTTACTTGCCGTGGATATGGTGCCTTGCCGCGTGGTTATGCGTTGCCGTGGGCCTGTGGTTGCTCATAAACCGAGATAGGCGTAAGCCTCAAGGCTTCCCGGTCGTAACGTAAGGATAGATTAGATTTAGCCGTCTAGCTCTTTCGGTGCATCGGCACGGCTTCCCATACGACTTTTTGAAAATCCATTTAAATTGCTCTCCCCCAACATAGGCCAACAGCCGAGCAAGAGTATCTCCTACGCCAGACTCACCATTGCGGCGGCACATTTTCACCATCTTTGCCCACAATGGCCAAACCATAGTTACTAGTTTTGGACTGCCACCCCATTTACTCACGATGTGCCCTGCTGAATCACGTACAACTTGTCGTTTACTATTACTCCTGCCCCTCTCGGGTATCCTGTTGTGTTGGCGCTCCAAGAAAGTGTTATTGTTCCGTTTCCTGTACCGCTCCACGGGTTTCCGATTGATAACCATGAAACATCATCCTCACAACTGGCTTTAGCCTCGCCTGGTAGTAAATTATCCCAACTAACATCACTTCCAGCAGGGGAATAATATTTTCCCACCATCCAAAAACCATCGGCAGCAATGTAAATCGGTGTTGATCCTGATGACCTTCCAACATGTATAATTTGTGTATATGCCGACGAGCTGTTTAATTGCACCAATGTTCGATATGCGGATACTGTCGCGGTTCCATTTATGCAAATTGCTGGCAAACCAAAGTAATCAGTATTGTCACAAATAGTTAGCGCATTGACGACCGATCCGGACGTAGCGCTCGAAGCGATGCAATTATCAACAGATTCAAATAATAAAGCTCCATCCACCAATTCCCCTACTGGGTAAGGAGATTCTATTCTTGCGCCAAATGTTGTTAATCCACCTGTACACGTCCCCGACCCAGCATATACATATAATGGCATAACCTCTGAAGATATTGGCGTTGAGCAATTAGTCGTTCCATCAAACACATCAAAATTATCAAAGAAAGTCAATCCGCCTCCGCTATTATCCGTGCTCACACATAGGAATATTGGCAAATCGGTATTCATCAATCTATCTGATCTTACTTTACCACGATGATATCCACCGTTAAACCATTTTCCCCATTGCGAACAACATCGCGTCCACCCGCTGAACCGCACTACGTATAACGATATGGGCGGCAGAGTGCATGATTTTATTAGATGGCCAGCCGCGTTCTTTTTCAGGTGGCCCGTGGTTGTGTTTTTTCTAAGTTGATATCCCATTAACAACTCCCCGGCGTATCGACCGCGTAACGAGTTTCGGCGGACACGGTGGCTAGGGCACCCAACGTGTCAAAGGTCAATTTGCGGGCATACGCGTAAAGAACCTGGTCGCCGGCATCCGAATACACAACCCTAGAAACCACCCACAAATCCAGTGGGTTTCCGCTCGTTTTGGTCCACGTGTTAGTTAATGCTGCGTCCCCACCTTCGCTACTCTGGCCAATGGTGGTGGGGCTGGTGGTTGATCCTGTTGGCGTGCCACCGGCCTTCACGGCAATGATGGGTTTTTTGGTGGTCGAGTCATAACACAGTAAGTGGCCGATGAATGTGGCCTCGGCATCATTGGCTAGGGTGATATTGTGGGTTGATCCTCCTATCTCCGAAAGATCCCATATGATGCAATTCTCGGTAGCGGATGGCGTGCCTATATCGGCGGCCGCCAAATTGCCGGATGCTGCGCCGTTTGCACCATAGGTGAGAATTTTTCCGTTGTACCTGCCCCCCTGGCCAGAAACGATCGATGTTGCCTTTACTCTTATGGCTTGGCGGTTTGATGATGCCATGCCGTAGTCGGCCAATCCCTCATTTAGCGATATAGCCTCAATCTTTTTCACCGCTCTAATGATACGCTGAATAAACTCAATAGATAACTGGTATTCTTCGTTGGCCATGTAGCGTGGTCTCCATCAAGTCCCAACATCCCAAAGCAGCAGCGTCCCCATTTGTACCTCTGGGTATTCCTCAACTCCGATGGTCACAACGTTTTGCCCAACGGCAAGCTGTGCGCCGTGTCCGTCCAGATATACCGGGGTGGTGATGGGGTTGCCGATGGCGTCAAGAATCGGCTTTTTCACACCTCCCACGACTTCGTTGAGTCCCTTGTCTGCCACACGTTTAGTCCACCCGGCGTACCGGTGGAGTAGCGTATACGTCATTCTCGGATATGTAATCTGCGACGAGTCCAGAGTATAACCCAAGTCGTAACGGGCAAAGCGAAGAGTTCTGGCGGCAAAGGTACGCGGCTGGCCGTTGATGGTGAGGGTGACGGGTTCCACGTTGATCGATTCCCAACATGCATCAATTCCCGTCCAATCCACTTCTGCGCAAGTAAAGTTGACTATGATTTCTTCATCCCACAAGGTGCGGGTGATTCCGCTGATGGGATCGCCGGCGCTGTTTGTAAGCATCTTTCCGTTTCGGTCGGTCTGCGTCTCCACATCCATCGGCACGGATTTGATTTGAATATCGGCGGACCACCTCGCCACTTCTTGGCCCCCTATTGGCTCGGGGCGGGGTTCCTGTTCACCGGGTTGGGGAATGGAATAGGTGCAAGTCACTTCCCATTTGCAGGGGTCTTCAATGTCCTGGTTTCCGGATTTGTTCTTGAGGACATACGGCCCGATGGTGTCATTAAAGTGGGGTACAGCCCCCTCGTCGCCGGCATCGGCGGTGTACGCTTGATAGGGGTTGGCGCCGTCCTCGCTAAAGTACACATGGTACTTAACAACCATATCACCGGTGGTGGCTTTAGTTACGTCCATTCCCCCGGTGATACCACCCTGCTTTTCAACTCTTACACATGCAAGCGACATTAAAATGCTCCCGAAATGATGACGACTTTTCTGTTGGCGGCGATTCTGTTGGCCTTCTTCAACTCATCCAGTTGAGCCTTTGCGGTTTGGGCCAGTTCGTTGAGCGGTTGAGGCACGTCACCGGCCGTAACCTTCTTCCCCAACATCAACTCCTCGGCCTGTATCCGCACGTCTCGAAAGGGGTTATAGGTGGTTGATCGCATAAGTTCAGCGAAAGCGGAATCCCCTGCCCTAGCAAAGATTTCTGGGCTGATGACGCGAAGGTCTCGAAGATGCTGCAAGTCCTTCAATTGGTCGGCAAACACTTCTTGCGGCGTTCGCATTGCCCTAGTGATGCGTTCCCCCTCCTTAATCTCGGATTCGACGGCCTTGGCTATGCTTTGATGGGCAACTTCAATAGCCTTGGTTACTGATTGGGTCTGCGATTTCCACCATTCCTGCACACCCTTCCAAGTCTCCTCAAGTTCTTTCTGCGCGGCTTTGCGGTCTGGCTCGTTGTCCTTTCGGACGGCATCGGCCATCTTCCTGGCCTCATTCTGGACGGCTTGCCCTCGGGCGGTGTCATATTGCGTTTTGGCGGCGTCGGCGATCCGTTGCAGGTCCCCCAGTTCAAACTTCAATTTGTTGATGACTCCGACTTGGGCGTTGTACGCGTCGTTAGCCTCCTTCACCTTATTGATTTTGGCCTCTTCGTTCCAAATGGCTTCCTTGTCACCCCAATTCCCTATCCCAAGTCTCTGATCGTACCTGGCTTTGTCGGCTTCGACGGTGGCTGCGGCTGCTGCCTGTTTGGCAGTGTCGATGGCGGCTTTAAGTTTGGTGGCTCGCTTTTCAGCCTCCTCCACTTCTTTCATCTTGAGGAGCAAGGTGCCCGGCCCCCCGGTCTTTTCGTCAACAAATCCGGCGTCCTTCTCGTACTTATCACGAAGTGCTGAAAGGGCATTTTTTGCGTCGATTCCGGCTTTTGTCTGTCCGATAGTATTTGGCGAGGCGGACAGTAATGCCCATTCGTCGCGGAGTTTTTCAATCTCCTTGCGCCATTCCATCGTTACGTGTTTGGCTTCGTCCAGACGGGAAATGTGAACCTTCCATTGTTCCTGGGTGGCCTTATTCTCCGCTTCAAGCTGCTTGAGGACGGCCATTTCTCCGGTAATGGCATAGCGTAGATTGTCGAAACCTTTGGTTAGGTTTCCGAGTATTGGGATTTCGCGGATTATGTCGGCGAAAGCTTGGTTAAATGAGGTATCACCCTTGCGCGCGGCCTCCGATACCTCAAGGATTTTCTCGGTTAGGCCTTCAAATTCCTTGGCTGCTAATCCAAAACCAGCAATAGCCCCACCCCCTGAAAGCAGTTTGAGGGTTTTGCCAAGGTCGGAATTCTTTCCTGCTTGCGAGGCAAGGTCTTTGAAAAAGCCTTTCGTCTTAGCTGAGGTCTTGTCTACCTCGGCGCGGGCCTCGGCGAAACCCGTTTTCCATTGGGAATTGTTCACTCCCAATATTGCGTTCATGGCACCAAAGACGGCCATATATTCAACTCCTATCAGCCACCCATTGCCCGCATTTTTTCTTTTAGGCTCATAGTGGGTGGTTTAATGATTCTGTTTGCTGCTCCCCAAGGGTTTACCATTGTTTGGGCTGATTCCATCTTCATCGTGGCACCTTTGCTGGCCGCGGTTATCGCCACCAGGGCCGCTAATCTGGTGTCGTCTCTGTCGTCTGGCCATCCGGTGAGGTCAAAGTAGGCAACCCACCTAGCAAACTGCCGATTGCTCATCGTTCGCTTTGCGGCCTCTGGGGTCTGAATTCCCAGGGCGAGACATACCCGCAACCATTCTTTTAAGGTTGGGTCGCGGGCGAGTCTTTTTTTTCGTCGGAGACGGCCTCCGGAGTAATCGCGTTGAGGTTCATAGCGACCTTGTAGAGTGCCATGAGTCGCCGTCCGCTCATCCGCTTTGCGATGACGGCTGGAGGTTCGGTGAGGATTAAATTGCCCCTTGCATCGCACAATGTCTGAGACACGGTGTAAGCAAGGCGTTCGCTTCCGGTCGGAGGTTCTGGTTTTTTCTCAAGTTCTTCGAGTTCTGCGGCGCTAAGGATGCGGAAAAAGTAGGTGCGTCCGTCAATGACTCGCACAATCGGTCTGCCGGGATCGATATCGAAAATGTCGAATTCATCAGCCATGCCTAGTGATGCTCCTAGCTAGTGATTAAAAATCGTGGCGGCGGGATTTAAACCCGCGTCTCCGGCTTGTAATCCGGTATCCTTGCCTTAGACGACACCACTACCCACCCCTAACCGGTTTCATGGATGTATTACGCCGCGCCGTGGCCGGCGGTGAATACGGGCTTAGCGCACACCTTCAGGGTCAGTTTGGATACAGTGCGGTTTTCGCCATCGCGCTGGATAGTGCCGCTGATTGGCTCCCAGCCGGTAACATGGGCGGGATAGACGGTTTCACTGGGGACAGCCCCGGTACCGGTGAAGTCCTCAACGGTTGTTTTAATGCCCAGTGTGAGGGCGTTATCAATCCACCCGTTAATCAGTGTCACCAACGCGGCGGTATATTCGAGGGTGAGCGTCACCTCTCCATAATCGGGTGTCTTACTGGCCTGAGTCTCCTTGGCCTTGGACTTGAGTTTCAGTTTGGATACCGAACCGATGGAGACCTTGTTGGGGTCGATATCGACGAGCGTGGCGAATTCCACCCACGCCCCGCCTGTGATAGCGCCATTAGCGTCAATGGTTCCGGTAGCGTTGTAGAGTGCGGTCGCATTGTCATTCGTAGTAACCATTCTTGTTCCCTTTCATGGTCAAGATTCATAGGCATAGATTTGGAAAGTGCCCTCGACTTCCCAAACAGTGGTTTCTATTTGTCCTGGGGCTTCTGGGAAGTCCGTAGTAACTGGTGGCATTATTTCATTGGCCGGCCTCACCTTTACACCGCCCCATATGCCACCCTGGTCAAGTGCTGTTGCGACGGCGGAATACAAATACTTTGCTTGGGTGCGAGTGTTGGCTACTGCCGATATCGTGATTTCAAAACCCTTTAACGTCGGCTTCTTTAATGCGGTTGAAGGTTGCGAAGCGGTTTCAAAAGTTACGTATGGTTTGGTGTCACTGGTAGCGTTTCCTGGGTAAACGCGATCGGTGACTATGGCGGCTACCGCAGAGTCGCTGGTTAAGCGTGTGAAAATAGCCTTGTCGATATCGATCATTTCTTAGCTTCCTTTGCCAGTCCCCTGGCGAGCGTGTCGTAAATTACTTCGCGAGCTCGGCCTATTGATCGTTCGAAGGCCAGTTCTAGCCAAAGTGTCCCCGGAATCTCGCGACGGATGTTTCGATAACTTAAAGCCTTCCATCCTCTTCCCGTACCCGTCTTGCGGCCACGGTCAACAAACCCCACGTAAAACGTATTTTCCTTGACGGGAAAGAACCGTTTGGAAAGCGTAACGAGCATGTATATTCCGAGTTGTCTGCGCTTTCCGGCTCTCACCTTTATCGCGTTTCGGGTTACTCCTGATTTGACGGGCGCCCATGCGATACATTGCTGCTGCACTACCTTAGCTCCGTCGCGTAACGCTGTGCGAAGCCACTTTCCAGCTACCCTCTCATCTATTTCGATCAACTTCGCAATTAGTTCTGTATCCCCATTAAGTTGGGAATCCATGTCAACCTCCGATTACCTCGGTGGCGTAGATGTCTAATTCCCTATTGGCTTCTTCCACGTTTAGGGCGGCGGTGATACTGAATTTGCGATTTCCGAAAACAACCCGCATATCCGGGCTGATTCCTTGTTGCCACCGTGTAATCATCTTGTGGGTTACGGTGGCTCCGAAGGCTTTGGCGCGTTCAAGTTGCTGGCCTTGTAGCGGTTCGATACTGGCATAGGCGCGGGTAACAGTCTCCCACGTTGCCACTCGTTCCCCGTTTTCTTTTGTCGCGTAAACCGGCCTCTGAATTACAACGGGAATTCTCAGCCTTCCAGGCATGAGCGGTTTCATTGCTCACCTCTCTCGAATCAATTCCAAAACCTGACCCTCGGCGCGTTCCATTGCGTCATCCTGGCCGAGATACGTAAGGGCAACCCGGATGTAAACGAAACGCTTTTGGCTCAACGTTAAATCGTCCACCGATTCGACGGGTTCCGAAAGGAATTTGTTAAGCCGTTCAACGGCCTCGTTGATGTGTTGAATTATCAGTACATCGTCAACGTCATGCGTTACGCGCAATTCGTTTTTGGTCGTTTCGAGTAGGCTTGTACCGTCGAATGCCATTGGTTTTACCTCTCAAGGGCCGTTGAAATTCTCCCCCCGGATTTCTCCGGGGGAAGTGGATCTACTGCCGTTGAGCAATTACGCGGCCTTCAACTTGCGGCACGCGAGGGCGGTGGCGTCGCGGAGCGCGACGGCAAGGCGGGGCTGAACTTCCATCGTCGTCCCGGCCGAAACTTCCTGCTTGAAGATGCGAACAGGGATCTTCATGCCGATGGCGAGGGCAAGGGTGATGTCGCCGACGAACAGCACATCAGCCGGCACCGCATCATCTTCAACGATGTTTTCCTTGGTCAAGCCGATGGCCGCGGCCTGGGGCGAGTTGTCGAGGGTCAAAAGCGAAACGAGATTCTTGGCGGTGGCCGGTGCGCACGTGAACTTCACATTGCGGCGATTACGCGCCGGGATCTCGTAATACGCCGCGATCACATCGGAGAGCGCCCATGTCGAAGCGGCGGTTTCAGTCGGCGTAAACGTGGTGGAAACCAGAAACGCGGACTTGAGGGCGGTAATGCAATCGGCACCAAACGCGAGCGACGATTTGGACATGCCCAAACCGATAACCTCGGCGCCGATATCCGCGGCGTAGTCGTCCAGGGCTTCTTGCGTCACAAGAATAGATTCACCGGTGTACGTCTTGAACGGCACGGGCACCATCGGCGCCGTGGAAGTGGTATCGCTCGCGCCCGCGTTACCCTCGGTTTTGGTTCCGCCGTCGCTGCTGCCCTTCACGATCTTGGTAAAGCTGAAGGCGTTGCCGGTGCTGCGTTTCTGGACGTTGCCGTGGGCGGCGAAAATGGGGGACTGCGCGTTGAACTGCCGGACAACATCGGCGATCACTTCCTTGTTGCCCACGCTGGCCGTCGCGTCGGCGCCTTTGGCGATGCTACGAAGGTAGTCATTCGTGGGCATGTTGTAGGTCTTATCCCGATCTGACTGGGCGGCGGCCGCTGCCGCGCTTCGGTTCTCGTCCTGCTGCTTGATGGAGGCGGCGGCGGCGTCAGCATTGGCCTTTTCCATCGCGGCGATATCCGTCTTGAGTTTGTCCAGGGTGGACACTTCCGCGGCGGTAAGGCTCCGCTTTTCGGTTTCAGACTTGGCGAGCAATTCGGCGTACTGTTTCTTGAGTTCTTCAAGGGTCATAAGAGTAATTCTCCAAAAAGGTAATTGAATCTCTATGGGTTTCGGATTGCGTGGCCGGCATCGTCCGGCTCACCTGTGCTTACCGAATCCCCAAATTGAACGCGTTGTAACGGTGGTACAGGGTGGCTGCGTGTAGTCGCTGAATCTCGGCCAATTCACGCTCGATAACCTCAACGTCTGCTTTCCGGATGCTTCTAGTTGCGTCCGGCGTCTCTTTGGCGGCGACTATCTTGGCATCGGGGTACAGGCCGGCCGTCGTCACCGCAAACCCTGTAAGAATGGCTCTGGTAAACGTCCGAACGTAGCTGCCATCGGCCTGGGCGGCGTACGTCGGTTCATACCCTTCCGGCGCCTTGAATTCGATAGAGAAGTCGCTGATAACGCCGGCGTTAATCTTGGTGTACACGTCCTGGCTTACCGTGTCCGGCAGAATATCGACGTAGGCGTACACGCCCTCTTCCCGGTTCTCAATTCGCACATTCTTACCGTCTCCCGTAACTCCGATACGGCAAAGTGCGTTGTCGTCGTGTTCAATATTGGCCTCTGCCTGCATGGCGCCGGCATTGATCGCGGTTACGCTGTCGGCCAGTGCTGCGGGCGCGAATTGCTCGCGAACAACGATGTTGTTCGGAAGCGTGATGGGCCGCGAAAGCTTGCCGTATTGGATAATCCAACCTTCAATCGTTTTCATTTGTTTTTCCGGTCAAAGTTCAAGAGATAGATTCAGCGTCAAATGCGTAATCCGTGTGGCTCCAGCAACCCCCAACATCTTTACGGTAATCGTATTTGAATCTGCACTTTGCGGCGTCGAGGCAGCATCTTCAAACCGTATAAACAGTTCATACGTTGTGTTCGGAAGCAAGCCGGTTAGCGTATATCCAGAGTACACATTTCCAACGGTTAGCCACGTTCCCCCCTTAATTCTGTAATACAAAGTCGCTACGACCGGATCAGTACCGCCAGAGCAATTATCCCACATGATGCTCATAATTGAAGTTGCATCGTGGTCATAGCTGGAAATTGATCCAGCAATCAACGGATCAGGTGTATCACCACCACCACCGGGTACATATTGATTGAAATAACTATCATCCCCCACCTCCGTCCCCTCTCCCGGAGAAATAGATACCACATCGCCGATTGTGACTGGGTATTCATTGTTGATGTTATTACATCCAACTTCATAATTGGGTGTAACCCCATCCCAACCGGATTGTTCGCCGGCAATGTATTGAGTTTCTCCAACGGTTACATTGATATCCCAAACTGCGTACGTCCAACTATTCACCCACCAGCTTACCTGAACATCGCCATTAACATACTTATATGACTCTGACGAATCATCCCAAGTCAGTCGTCGTGCCCAATTATTACCGAAGGAAACGGTAATGGTGGTTGGGAATCCCTCGGCAAGCGGCATAACGTACTCCAGGCAGATACCGGTATCAACAATCGCAGATGCAAGGCTGAGTTCGGATCAGGGAACGTAAGGGCCGGGGTCCATGTGGAACGTTCCATCTGCATCAAAGTGGAAGGCGTTGGTTGGCATGGCTACAAGCGAGGCAATCTCGGCCGTCGTCTTGCCTTCCTTCGTATACGACGCAATAAGAGCGTCTGTGATCTGCTTTGATACCGCGAACAGAAAGACGACATCGGGCTTAGGCATGCCGGCTGCCACTTGTTCCGGTGTCAGACCAAGCGGATTTCTCCAAAACTGGTCAATAAGAAACCGTTGTTCCCGCGCAACGAAAGCCCGCATGTTTTTTAAATGCTCGTCCATGCGGATAACCGTTACCCCTTGGCGACGTTCAATTGTGTCAGTTGATGTAATGCCGTTAAGCATTGAGTCTCCAAACTAATGAATGCGTTGTCTGGTCAAATCCGCAATTGATTTAGTTGCCGTACACTACCCACCGAACCACGTCTCCCTGTGAGCCAGTAACACGCAAATCGTTCGGGCAATCGTGCTTAATCTCGAACCCCTTCTTATCCGTCGTGTCTAGGAAGTGCTGCGGTTCACTGGGAGTCGTGCCGTTAATTCCTACGCGGACGGCGGCAGAGTTCGAGTCTCCGGCACCGACCCAAACGTGTTCACATGTACGGCCGGCCGCAAATTTCGACGTAGGGACAAGCTGAGTAATGCCCGAACCGATGGTCGTCTTTCCCTGGGCAAGAATTCTCATTTACGCTCCAATCGCTTTCGCAATCAATGACATGGTTTCTTCGAAGTGCGCCCCAACCCAATCACCGTGTTTGCAATTCCTGATTACCTTCTCGAACCGAGGGAAAAGGAATTCATCGTAATACTCTGGCCCCCGTCGGCCCATATCACCGTAGAACGGCTCGATGGCCAGCGGGAGCGCCTCGTCTGCTGGCGAAACGTAAAACGTCACGCGTTCAAACTGCTGCAACTTGGCGCATCCATTCAACCCGTTTTCACGGCAATCGGATCCGATTGCGGCGGCGATAAGATGAAGGTTAGCCACCTTTAGATTAGGGTTAGCTATCAAAGCCTCTACTACCACGTCGCAACCGTTCGAATGCGCTATAACGTTGATGTCCATTCCTGCGTCCTGCGCGCATTTGAGGTCTGCCGCGGCCTTCATCGCAAGTTCCGCCCTCCACATTGCCCCACCGATTGCATCCGCCCCGTAATGAAGTCCGGCCGATACGCAACCAAGCTTTGCAAACCTGGCTTGCGCTACATAATCCCAAGTCTGTACCGATTCAACATCGGTGAAGATCCCCGGAATTGTGTATACGAACCGTTTCATAACTTTCCCTCGGTTAGGCTTTGGTGGTGATCTTCGACGTGTAGCGGATTACGGCGGCGTCCATCGTGTCCAAAAGCGCCTTCATTTGCTCCGGCGTTTCCGTCTTCACCCTGGCAATGTCGATGGCTTGAGCGATCTGCGGCGCCAAGGTAAGAGCCAAATCAAGCGCCTTCATTGCCAAAAGAAATTCTTCCATGTTTCACCCTTAAAACCGATGTATTGTTTCCAATGCCGCAAGCCGGGCTTGCACCGGCTCCGGCCTTACGGCCTACTCACCTCTTCTCCCGATCCGAAAAGAAATGGTTTATTTTGGAGGGTTCGGATACTTCGAAAGCTCTGATTCGGTTTTCAAATTTGCGGTAGCAAGGTCAGACTTTGCCTTATTCACGGCGTCAGCGTCCCCGGCTTCGATACCGTCGTAGTACGCATGAATCGCTTTCGCTTCGGTCTTCAACAATTCAGCCAAAACCCTTTCCTGTTCAGGATTAGTAATCCCGTTATCGTGCAACCAGGAAGCAGTATCGGCATGCACTCCAACCAAGATAGCGCCTTGGGCCACACGCTGGTTTTCAGTCTGGGCACAACCAGATAGCGGAATTAAAAGACACAATGCAAGGATCCAACCCAAAACAAGCTTGGGAGTAAAACCGTTGGGCGAGGCCGGGGGAGTCGCCGCGGAAGTTTCTCCCGCGGCGGTCCCCTGATCGACCTGGCCAAAAACCTTCACGATGATTCGACCGGCCGTATAGATGGCCGTAATAAAGGCGGCAACATAAATAGCCGCTGTCGGGCTAATAGCGCCGGCATATGCCTGAACCATTGCCACAGTCTGAATTGCGAGCGCTACCCAAAATTCCGTAGTAGCCATTCCAGGCTTAACCGGGATAACAACCTGAGTATTTTCATTGGCAGTGTCCATTGTCAGTTTCCTTTCTTGCTCATTTGTTCAAGGATAGTGTTCGTTCTTGTGAGTGTGTTGGTTAGATCCGTTACGGCCTTTTGGTTGGCCGCTTGCCCATCCTGCAATTGCTTAATCTGTTCGGTTACAGATTTCTCAAAAATCTCGTTACGCTGCTCGTGCATTTTGAATTCGGTTTTTAGCGACGAAACCCAAGCGTACAAAGCTATGGATTGTGCAACCAAAAATGAAACGGCTAAAACGAGTTTGGCGAGTCCGCCGTAAGTAACATCTGAATCTTCAACACTCTTCACCATACATTGTATATGTCACAGAAAACCACATTTTCGGAAGTGGAATTATGCGGGAATCAAAAAGCTTTCATAATTCTCATCAATGGGTGGATGCCGCTGGTTATTCTTGGCAGGTTCCATGATCCCCCGTACCTGGCCATCCATCACGCCCCCAACCCATTTAACTTTCGCATTCACTCCGCGGCAAAGCTTCATGGCTTCGTGGTTCGCGGCGTTAACGGCGCGGTTGATTTCGTACGCTGGAACGGCCGTGGCGTTGGCCAGTCTTTCGAGTGCGGATTTGGTATAGCGGGCGGCAAAGCTCGCTACGTGGTCTGCAATGCCGTACATAGCGCCAATCTCGCCACAAACCCCCGCTATCATCGCGGTGACTGCGGCTGTGTCTTTCCACGCGTCCGGAGCCATCGTAGCGGCGTATTTGTCCTGTACGGCCTTCAGGCTGGCGGCGTAGTCGGTAGGTGGCTCGCCGGGTGTCGTCTCCGGCTTCGGATCCGCGGGCAGCGCCGGTGGCGTCGTCGACTTCGGTTGGTTTCTCGTCTGCTCAAGCTGAGCCTTCTTGATTTCGATATCGAGGGCGGCCGCTTCGAGTTTAAGCGCCTCATTCTTCGTCACGAAATCGGCGCTCGTCACGTTCACCGGAATCTGACGAATTCCCTGGCCAGAGTGTTCCAGGTTCAAGCGTTCGCGGGCCTCGTCCGTGTTGATTGTACCGTTTTTGATGTGGATATCGTCTACCTCGGCCATCGTCTTGGCATCCAGGCTGACGAGGGCGTCCCTGTCGAATTCGACGTACAGCCTTCCAACCTCCGGACCAGAAAACATCTTCGCTTCAATTTCCTTTTCTATGAGATTCAAAAGCGGGTTGAGGCAAACCCCGATGTACTCACGTTGGGCGCTCTCCGAAGTAGAGTAATGGTAATTCTCCGTCTGGCCCAATTTCCAAGGCGGCATATTCATTATCTGGGCGAAGTCCAGCCGCAAGTCCTTCTTGGCTTCCAGCAACATCATTTCTTGCGGAGTCAAATCAACCTTGTTCCACTTCCAGCCGTTATCGAGGGCAGAAATAAGCGGGTCTGCCCCTTCGGTCGCGGTAACTCGCGACGATTTGAACATGGACTTAAAGGCTTGAATGATGGTTTTCTTTTTGTCGTCATTTACGGAGTGGTCGGTAGAAAGATAACCGGCAAGTGTACCGCCGCGGTTGTAAAGGCGGGTGGTGTATTTGTGCATGTCGCTGGCCAGTCCGAGTACGCGGCGGAAGCGATCACGCAGGTGATAAGGTGCCCCCATTTCGTCCTGAAATGTCCATAAATGCAAAACCTCATTCCATGCGTAATCATTTTTGATAACGACCTGCGTGTTGTTTTCGGCGGCTTGTTCAACCTCGGCGTATCGAACTTCGCCAGTTGTAGTAACGTACCGGTATGTTAATCCATATCGTAGAATATTTAGCTCGCCCCCGCGGGTAGATATGAAGCATTCCCCAGAAGTTGCCTGCATCGCAACCGTTTTCCAGAATTGGGCGGCGTTCTGGTAAGAGTTCGGGCGGCTGTTCAAACGGTAATCGAGTGTCGTGCGCAACCTCTGCCGGCCGTTTGGGGTCCGCAAGTACAGCTTGAGTGGGATTTGGGAAACATCATTCGATTTGATTTCGATAGCGCTGGAGATTCCAGGGATGGAGAGTAGGTCAACCGTGTAATTAGGCTCGGCACCGTCTCCGCTTCCGAAGTGGATTGAAAATCGAATTCCTCCAATAGTAACTTCTCTGTCCATCGGAGCGAGCCAATTCAAAATACCCATAAGTCTCCTATCCGGTAACGGCGCCACCGCTACCCGCGTACGCATCGCGCTCAATCTCAGCAACGCGCAAGGCTGCCAACGCATTAAGCGCAGAATCTACGGAATCTATGTGGCCGGTTCCCCCCTTGCCGGTCTTATCGCTCATCGCTTTTACAATTTTCCATCTGTCTTTTGCTATCGTAAGCCTTCGGGCGCATGAGAGTTGCCATGCGAATAAATTGTTTGGCGCATGCACGATTCTCCCTTGCGACATTCGGCGTTCGTAATCATCTATTACGGGCGAAAGTAGAGCGTTATTGCTTTGTTGTACGGCAACTGTTTCGATGCCGGCCGCGGTCCACGATTCCATAAGGTACTTTGCCGCGTACGGGTCTGCCGCAATCTGCATTACCTTGTATTTCGCGAATTCAACCTTAGTCCAGTCGCGTAACCACTCGTCCGCAACGGCCTCGGGCGGAATCTCTATCAACTCTCCGGCAGATATGTAGCGGCTGTAGTCGATATCGTCTTTTTCGGACATTGCTTCGATTCTGTCCTTCGCTGCGAAAGCGTAATGCCGTTCAAATACCCTCCCGTCGTCCAGTGGGAACATAAACGTTAATGATCGGAAGTCCCAAGCGTCTCCGCTACAATCGAAACCGACGTAGCATTCGGCGCCGTCCAGGTTCACGTCCTCTGGCTTTACCTCGCAAGCGTTATACGTCTTTTGGTCTATGTACTCGTCCCCGTCAACGGAAACCCATTGATTAAGGCGGAAACGACGCCAGTACATATCCTGCCGCTTTTCCCTGGCTATGGCCATTTCTTTGGCGGCCTGGGCTCTCTTCTCCGGTACCTCCTGCAACACCGGATTGCACGCCACTAGGCGATCTAGGTCGTAAATCTCCTCCCCCTTCAACTTGTCGGCGTCGGGGCATTCGTAGATTACGGCCAGGGTCTGCGTGTCGATTACCTCTCCCGATATTACCTTTTTGGCGTATGCGTATTCCTGCCAACTCCGGTGCGTCTTGTCGCCATCACCGGCCGTGGAAAGCACAACCTTTGTAGCGTTCGGGTTGTTGCTGGTGCTGCCGTCGATTACATCCACCTGTTTGTTTTTCATGCGGTGGATTTCGTCGATGACGAGAACATCGGGGATAATCCCGTCGTTTGCATTAACGTTGTCGGCCAGTGCTACGTAAACGCTTCCCGTTTTATTGTTGGTGAAGTCGCGGCGGAATGGGCTACAGAATGCCTTAATAATCCCCCTGTCCATTAACTTTTTAAGCTTCGGTGATTTCTTGCATAGGCGGATTAGCTCGGACATTACGATTTTGGCTTGGGTGGCATTGCATGCCGCGGAGTAGATACGCGCCAATTTCAATTCAAATGTCTTGTACCCAACCAGTACGGAAATTAGCCACGATTTTCCGTTCTTTTTGGGAATCCAAAGGCTAATCCGGTTAAACCTGTACCCGCCATCTGCGCGGCGCCAACCGAAGTACATGGTTAACAGGTCGCGCTGCCATATGTACAGCGTCAACGCAAAAACGGCCTCAATCCACGCGATAATACGCGCGGCCTTGGGTCCGTCGAAATAGCAACCCTCCTCAATGGCGGCGTGGTCGCTAGGCGTCAATTTGTACGGATAGTCTGTTATTCGGGTACCCCTAAATAGTCGTCCGCGTCTCCCTCTTGCTCTACCTTGATGCGCGTTCTAGCGCTGGGCGTGAATCCGAATTCGGTGGCGAAGCGGTGGCAAAGCTTCATGGCTGTATTTGCCACTCCTAGCGCCGGATGTTGAATGACATTGCCGGATTTGGTTTTAACAAGCGTACCCTGTTTGGCTACCGTGTCTTCGGCGTCCTGCCACCTGGCGTACGTAATGCAATAGAACGCAAGCTCGGCGCGGTCGATACGCGTAAGAAGCTTCAGCTTGAAAAGCTCGGGGACTATTCGGCGCCATTCGATAAGGGCGCGGCCTTTCAACTGGGCTGGAGCCCTTGGCAATGATGTTGCCGGCTTTGGCTCTCCCTTTGCCTGCTGGTCAGGCTGGAGCGCTGTCGGCGTTGGCTTCGGTCCCGGCGTCATTGGCAACCCCTTCCAAATAGATCCCGCATCCAGGCGGTGTGAAAGTCGAAAACGTCTGGATGGCCAAAGAGGGTCATTTGTTCGATGTTCTTGCAACTGCGGAGATTGGCCGATGACTCAATCGTGATAGTGCGGCCGTCTGTTAATTGCACTGCGAGAATCTTGCAATGTGTACGAATGGACAGAAAACGCGTAGCGTTCGGACGCTTCTCAAATTCCGCCTTGGCTGTCTCACATATTCCCCCGCTCGTACCCTTGAAGTAATGCGAGCAAAGCAACGATACGTGGCCGATGGCGCCAGCGTCGATTAACTCGCAAAGCTCGGCAATATTCTGTTTGCTAAACCCTAGCGTGGCGATGTACAGGGTGGTGATTTTGTTTGGCGCGGCTAGTTCCAGGATGGCTGGCACCATATCCCACAGTGCATATGTGCCGCGGCAAAGAAGGTGGAAGCATTCGAAGGCGTCGGGTATACGGCCGATCTGTTCGCGGGCGTCCTGTACCTTCCTGGCGTCTCGGCAGATGTGGTCTATTCCGGCATCGTCCTCAAATCGAGGATCGTCCAACAGGTGAACCATTTCCATTAGCTCGGCTTCGATATCCTCTTCGGCCGGACCTTCGTCTATTCGCTCAAGGTCGGCACCGATTACCGCAAGGCCGTCCGTCCAGTCGTCAAGAAGTTTGTTCGCTTTTGGCGGCATCGCTTGATTTTGACCCCTGGCATCAATTGGGCGAGAAAAATCAACATGGTGGCGTTGCGGTCATTTGGGGTAGAGTTTTCAACATTTTTTACCCATACCCCATTTGTGAAATTCATATGCGGAATATTCATTATGGTTGATGTCTGGTGTGGTGGTGCCCTTCCCCCAACGTCTAACCATAACTTGATTCTGCCATCAATGGGCGATGTGGTGTAGCGGCGATTTCTACGGTAAATTGTTTAGACTCCGTTACCGTATAGGAGTAGGGCATATCGAGGCGAAATACGTGGTGCATCGCCTCTCTTAGTTGTCGTAGCTTGATTGTTGGTCTAATGCTCATTCGTTTTTCCTTAAAGGCCGCGGCGGGACTCGAACCCGCAAATTAACCGTTTCCATTACGGCGCGGCCTGCCCTCGCGAGAGCTCCCCGTCCTGCTTAATCCCCCGGCGTGTTATCGCCCACGCATTGCGCGCAGGTGCAGGGCGGGGCTTTGGGCGCCGGCGATGTGGAAGCGGTGGAGGTGTTGGCGGCGATAGTAGTTGTCGCGGCCTTACGTCCTCGCTTCATCCTGTATGCGCCGGCCTTAGTGAGTGTTTGTTGGCCAGTGTGTTTGTTTGTTTCGTGGATGGCTGGATTGAATTCGACACCATTGGAGTCTTTGGGCATGGTAGGTACCTTTCGTTAATTGAACCTCTTGAATTCCATTTGCTCTACTACTGGCATGTGTTTGATTGCGATATGACACGGTTCGCATACTGCCAATAGATTCGATTCCTCTGTCTTTCCCCCGTCCGATACCTGGCGAATGTGGTGTATTTCTGCTGTTGGCGTGGTGTGATTTAGTGATAGGCAGCGTTGGCAAAGTGGGTGCGTTTTTCTGTACTGCTCAATTACGCGGCGATTGCGAGCGTTTGACCTGTGCTGTTTGATTTGGAGTTCTGAGAGGGAAGGTGATTTGTGTTTTCCGGCGAGGTATGCGATGCGCATTTCGTGTCACCCTCCGCAGCAAATGCAATGCAACCCGGATGGGTGCAAAAGTTCAGCTTTGACTCATCGCAATTGGTTCTAGGGCTAATTGATTGGCGTGTCGCGTTGAAGTGGCTTGATAGGATTTGCTGCAATTCTGCAACCAATTGGCCGACGCGTCTTTCTGATATTGACGATTCTGCCGCAATTTCAGCGCGAGACGAACCATCCATAAGCATTCTCGCGATATGACGTAGACGTGCCGGCAATGTATCAAGGATGTCTTTAATTTCGATATCCGCTGAACCGTGATTGGCCGATGAATTTTCCATGCCGTCGATTTCGGCTTGCGGAACCTGGGAGAGTAGCGACGTTTTGATGTGTGGCGGCCGGCGCTTCACATGGCCAGAGAGAATTGGTGCCGCTTCGTTCCACAGGTGTACGGTAAGAGATTTGAGTTTTTCGGCGTTCGATTTAGGCGACTCGCGAAGCTCGACTATTTTAAGAAATGCAACCCCTCTGAAATCATCGCGGATTTCTGCCGGCAATGATTCCAGAGCGGAAGCGATCATGCGTGTTTCGTCAATCGTCAACGTAGAAGCTTTCATTTGAATTCCCTTCCAAAAGATTCCCTGCCAGAAATTTATTGGTGTTTTCTCACATTGTTAATGTCACGGAATTAACTGTTTTCGGAAACGAAAAGGCTCAAAATCCATCGGGCATCAATTTCGTTGTCGTCAGCTTGGCCAACGGATTCGATTCCGAATTTTGATATGGCTGCGTGCTTCATATCCGTCTTGTTCGCGTTACCTTTTCCGGTCGCATGCCTTTTTATTTCCGATGGCGAGTACCCGCGGTATTGCACTCCGTTTTCCTCGCACCAAATCTTAATTACTCCCTGTATTTCAGCCTGACATACGAGGGCGCCTTGCATTCCAGGTGCGGCATGTCGCGCGGCTTCGTAGGCCACAACATCAACACCGACAGTGTTTTTGATTTCGTCCAGCTTTCCTCGTAGTCGTATTAGTCGCATTCCTCCGGATTCGTCGCGCCGTACCGACAGGTCCCACGTACCCGATTGTCCGCACGAGTGCGCCCATCCGCATTTAGTCGCTGGGTCGAGAGCAAGGATTTTCATAGTGAGCCTCCGTAAATGGGCGCGCAGGCCGTGTTTGTGCGCACGGATGCATACCCTAACAGAATCCTAACCAATTTCCGACAATAGTTTACGTTCCTTGAATTCCTCCAGGATGCTCCGTCGCACTCGTTCATCCGTGCGCACGGATGTAAGTTTTTGTTATAGGTCTAAAGCCGTGTAGACTTGGCTGAACGAGAGTATTATCGGCGGTTATGTTGATCTGTCAACATAAAAACACACAAATCAACACAAACCCTTATCATATGTTGACGTAAGTGGTTTCATGGTGTAGGTTTAAGTCGTGGCAAAAAAAGTAGAAAAAGACTCAAAATCATGCAATTTCGTCCTGAAAACCAGTACGATAGAATGGCTTCATGATTGGGCTGATCGCGAGGGTAGGGAATACAGTTGGGTTGTCGAAAAGGCCTTAAATGAGTTCCTTTCTAAAGCAGACCCAGGGCATATTTCCGGAAAAATTTCTTCCTGAACTGAAAAGCACTATTCCCCCAGAATTCTTCTTTTTTCTCCCCTAAGGGAGAGAAAAAGAAGGAATTCAGGAAGAAATAGTGCGTTTCATAAGTTATTGTAAATAAAGGACTTATGAACGATTATTTCTTCCTGAAATCTCCGGAAGAAATACGTATCAACCGGAGGAAATAAGTGAATTTTGCGTACTATGGGCCGTGTTGCTGTACTTAATTCCCTGTCCCCTACCCTCGGCCTGATGCTCCAAAATCAACCCATCTGCAATCCCACACTTTAAGAATTCTTTGGCGCGATCGCGGGATATTCCGCATTCCTTCGCTCTGCCCTGAATGACATAGAAGGGCACCGGCACCGGCGTGATACAGTGCAAGCAGAATTCTTTAACCGGGTCGGGCTTCGTGAAATCTGGCCATGTGGTGGCGTCTTTGTGCTTAGGCTTTTTAGCTCCAACAATGTCGGCCGGGTCAAGTTCTGTCGGTACGAATAGCGGGTATTCCCATTTCCATACCTTCGGCTCCAGGTCGGGGAAGTCGCGCACGGTACCGTCGAAAACGAAGCAATCCTTTTCCTGATGTTTCAACATTACCAAGTGGGCGTCAACGCTTCGGGCGATGGCACCGGCACCGGCACCCATGTCCGCAATTGATTTTTCGTTCTGCGACCCCTTGGTTGAATGATGTACAACGAATACGGCAGCGTTGCTGGCCGTTCCCAGTTGAATCAATTCATCGAAAATTCTTCGCATTGCCGCGTTGTCGTTCTCGCTAAATGGCGGCTTTCCCTTCTCAGATTTTGGGTAAAAGGTGTACAGTGGATCTACGACGATGATTCCCCACCGTCCGGGGTTCTCGCGTATTACCTTTTTGGCGTCTTCAATGGCGTCGGTATTTCCTCGCAACGGTGCGAAAGTAATGTCCTTCCAGAGTTCGCGGTCGATTCCCCAAGCCTCGAAAATCTTCACGAAACGCTTGCGTAGTGTGGAGTCCCTCAATTCACCGTCGATAAGCAGCGAACGGCACGACGTAACCTTGCGGCCTAACCATTCCCCTCCCGATATGGCGGCTGCCACAAGGTTCCCAACCAACCATGATTTTTTACTTTTGGATGGTGCTACAAGGGTGGCAACGTCTCCCAATCGTACGGCACCATCGATCAATACTTGCGATTCTGGCGGGTTTTCTTCGTCCAAGTCGTAAAGGCTGATGAGGCGGAATGCGGGTTTAGGTTGTTCGGGTTCGGTGGGGACATACCACGGGTCGGCGGCGTCCTCGGTTAGTCGCCGGCCGGTTTCCCCGTCCTTCGATACCGCGGCGGCGGCGCTTTTGATTTTGTGGGATAGTTCGCGGTCGTTCCATTCTGGCTTACATTTGAGGGCGTTGAACCACTTCATTACCTCCCAAGCTTCCTGGGAGGATAATCCGAAACGGAAGCATTCGGCCGCGGCTTGAAATGTGGCGTTGTGTCCTCCCTGTCCGCTGATTGCGTCTGGAAGCTTTTCCAGGTAGGCCATGCAACGGGCCTTGGCGTCGGTTTCCGGGCGTTCTCGGACTGCGTACGCGTCAAAGGTCAAGTTACCCGCGGCGGCGGGCTGGGCGGCGTCCCGTACGGCCTGGGCAAGCTCTTCCACGGCTTCGGCGAGGGCGGCGCCATCAACCTCGGCCGGTTGCGGCTCTCCATCCCAAGCGATTACCTCCCCGGTGGGGTGAGTCGATGGCGGGAATACGGTTTGGGCGCCGGTGGAGCGATATTCTACGATTGCGCGGCGGTCGGGGAATTGATGGCGGCGGGTAGGCTGCGGATTTGATACGCGGTAAATCCAGTGGCTTCGCCGCTTACCTGGCCGGCCGAACACTGCCGGCGTCTCGGGTAGGTAATGCGGGGCGAGTCGGACGGCCTCGAAGTCGTCTAGGTCGATATCGACAATTCCTGACGCATCCCCAAGCATTACACCGATATTCCCCGCGGGGTCGATATCCTCGGCGGCAAAAACGCGGTTGGGCCAGTCGAGTACGGCCGGCCGTTTTTGGCGCGGCGGGATAGGAACTATGCGCCAACCCAATTGGATGTAATGGCGGGCGGTGTCAATCAAGATTCACCTTCAATGCTCATAAATGCTTTGATGAATTCTGCCGCGACTTGCGGGACGATGGCGTTACCATATCCGCGCAATTTGCCCACGCGTCCGGATACCCCATTAACCAGCGGGCTAAGTCCGGGTTTAAGACGCCTCGTTTTTCCGTCTCCGCATGGGATGAGGACGAAGTTAGACCAGCTACCGCGGCATGCCGCGGTAGCTGGTCTAACCGGTTGCGCGTCGTTCCGTCCGGATTGGTTCCGGTCGTATTCATTCCCGGTGTATCCTTCCAATCCCGGCTGGATGGCGTAACCCATCCGGCCAATTCTGCATCCCTGCAAAGGTTGCTCGGTTCGTGTCCCGTGGTTTTGTGTTTCTCGTAACGTTCTGGCCTCCATGCTCCATTCGCACATTGACGTGTGGGCGTTCCCCAACCCACTATCTGCGCGATGTCCTGTAGGTTGATTTGGCTCCCCGTTTTCGGATTCTCTATTTTTGTCTTGATACGATTTAACGCTTGTGGTGGTGTCAAGTCCCCATGCGTGTGCGCCCCTGGCGACGGCCATCCCGCCACGCTCGCAACATCCTCTAATTTGTGGGGATGATTCAAGTTGTTTTTGCAACTTCCCCCCGATGGTAGTTTCGGGGTGGGGCCGGCCGGCACCGGAACAAACAACCCCCGTACGGTTGACCCGATC